TTGTCACCTTGTTTTAGCAAGACAACTGTGAATTTGTCTGACTTGAATAATGTGTTTAATTTTTTTGCTAAATTAATAGCATGACCCGGATTGGAGAAACTGACTTTCTTGTATTTTGGGCCAGGATATGCAACCAGTATATTGTGAGATTTTAAATTAATGGGTTGATTATCGTAAAACACCGCCCAGATACCTTCACTGCTAAGTACTTGGTCACTTTTATAGTTTTGTTTATTAACGTATTCTAATAGAACATTCGGTTTAGGTCTTGACATTTCAACGTTTCCTTATAATTTATTTATGACAAAATATACGTAGTTTTTGAAATTAGTCGGTGTTGAGTTCTCTGGCCCGCTCGGTGGCTTCTTCCTTGGTTTCAAATGGTCCAACAAATTCATAGCGTTGCAAAGTAATGAGCTTTGGGCAAAACGCCTTGGTCCAAACAGTACTAAATTTGATCAAGTAATGTCCTGCACAGAAATAACTTTTACTCTTGGCTGTTTTAGTAAAAATGGGCAATTTTTTTCTTACATCATATAAAAGATTGTAAGGTTTAAACGTCGACGAATATCCATACACATCGTAGATGTTTTGTTTAACTGGCGGCTTCTCTGTTTTCTTTTGTTTATCAAAAACAATATTATGTTTCTTCCCCAACAACTTGACACTAGGAAAGTAACTGCGTTCTTGATCCTGTACGTAAACTACTCCCCCAGTTTCGTCAATGGTTTGAATAGTGGCAATTTTTTTGCCATGATTTTCTACAATCCAAAACTTATTTTTAACAATTGGTTTGGCTAACAGCGTCTCCATATAATTCCTTTAGTGAAAATGTTCCGGGTAATACATCATTTGCTTTGCTCAAACTCATCAATTATTTTTTGTAGTTCAGCTTCGGCATCCCAATTTTCATCAACCTCGATATCGTCTTTGCTATCGATCTCCATATCAAATTCATTAAGAATTTCTAAGGCTAATGCTTCTAGTGTGGCCGCAGTCCAGTTTTCTTTTTGTTCGTATGCTACAACAATTTCGCGCTCAATAAAATGCATAACATGTTTGATAATTTCTTCGCCAAATTTTTGTTGTAAGTTGGAATTGACTGTAGGGTAATGCGACCCACCGGCTAGCAAACTAAACTCTTTAAATTTTTCATTCATGTTAATTTCCTTGGTAAGGAGCAACCAACAACTCCACATAATTCTGTGCTTGGTCACCAATTCGGCTTAGCTCAAATTTTCCACAAAACTTTAAAAATTTTGTACCAACTTGCGGCACGTTCTTGGCTATAGAATTTGCTTTTATAGTACTGATTATTTTTTCTTTAATATCGTCGGGCTGGGCAGTCAGATCCACTAGGATCCTGTTTCTTTCGTAGTCATCTAATACTCTGTGTTCTACATCATTGTGGTCTACCCATCTTTGTAGCATGAGATTGTTCCACGCAAAACCTTTTTTGTTCATGTCCTCGAAGGCTTCGGCAAGACCAACTTTGTTTTTAGAACCTTTGGTACGCACACCTGGATAGGCCGAGAACACATTGTCTGATGTATCGCCACGCATACATTTTTCAAAAAGAATCCACTTAGGATCGGGAATTCTTTTTGCCTCTTTAGTTTTTTTATCAACAACCGGTTTGCCTTTTTTATCAAAGATACCTTCTAGGGTATGCAACTCATCGGCAATGCCATTATATTGTTTGACATTGGGAGCCAGCAACTGATAGAAGTCTGTGTCCGAACTTACAATAACGTGTTCATCGTTAGGGTGACTTTGTATCCATCCTGCCACCAAGTCATCTGCCTCGAGGTTTTCGTGCCTGAGAACAGTACAATTTGTTTTGTCTTGCAGAAACGTTTTGAGCTCATCAAAAGTTTCCCAAAAGAGCTTGTCTTCTTCTGCTTCAGTTTCTGTAAGGGCGGCACGTGCGACTGCACGGTTCTTTTTGTACGGCTCATAAAAGTCCTTGCGCCAGCTTCGACCTTCTAAGCACCAAACCACATGGTCGGCTTTCTGATCTCGCCAGGCTTTGTTAACACTACCCAAGGTCACGTGGATAGCAAAACCCAACTTGTCCCACGTATCGCTTTGACGGTGGGCACTGTGACGGGCACGGAAGAATGTGTTAGCTGTGTCTACAATTAGATATCTCATGTGGTAATAATAGCATATTATTTAGGTTTCGTCAACTCATTATGCACAATTTGGCTATATAAGAATTTGGCCCAGGCCGCATGTGCATCAGCACCAAAATGGTATGAGTCTGGGCGAACTGTTTTAAACCCATGTTGAATACACCATTGGTAATAGGTGCCGTTTGAACAGTAAGGATCAATGTAGCAGTTGTTCCAGTCAAATTTTTTGTCTATGTGCAATTCGTCAAAATGACTGTAGGTATTGAAAAACAAATGTCGAATACCTTTGCGTGTCAGGTCCAAATGAAATTTGTAAATTGTATTATGTGACTGACGCATTTCTGTAGGCCAATCGATTTCGCTAATGTATTTTGGGTATGCATCCTTGAGCCATGCAGGCCAATCCTCACCAACACCGCCGGCATTTACTTGCCAAACTATTCCAGTTGCTGGATCAGAAAATTCAGCTCGTTCCCAAGTGCTCCATCCAATTACAATATAATCTGGTTTTTGCTCACCGGTTATGTAATCCCATGTAGTTCGAATAACTCTTTGATTACTGCTAGCCGACTCGGCATCACAGTACAATACAGCATTCATCATATTGGCCAATTCACATCCGTAACTTACTCGCTCGTTGTCGGGGTGTGGTTGCCTGCCCAAGGCCCAGTACAGTGGATCGTCTTCGGCAAAGGCGTAGGAGTTTACTGCCTCTGCGCCAGCACTGTGACTGTCACCATTTACATAAAGAATCACGATACTTCACTACGTCCGTCGCCTAAGTCTTTGCGGTCAACAATGCGTGGTCTAGCTTCCATTGGTTGGTTACTTTCCCATTGTTCAAAGTTTTCTAAAACTACATTGCGGCACACATCCTGAAACCAACGATCAACAATGTCAACATCTGTTTTGCCTTTGTAACCGGCTTTTACTAATCGAGCTACAAAAATTTCATTCCAATCTAATTCAAATGCACCATTGCCAATGTTGTCGGGGTCCACTTCAACAGATAATACATTGACCCAAGGCTCTCCGTTTTCAGTGGCCAATTCCTTTGGAGATTTTTTCTTTGATGTTTTTGGTTTAGTATTTTCTACTGGTGCCGACTGCTCTGGCATTGCAGGAGCGGCCACTTCTGGTTTTTTGCCAAACAGTTTATCTAATAGATTCATTAGGTACCCCACTCGTTCTTGAACAACGGCACTTGCAATCTGTCGCTGTAGCGTAAACCATGTCGCATAGCTAGGTCTGCCACTGTGCGATTGTTCAGCGCATACACACTCTCTACTCCGCCCACAGGCATCAGATAAACATGTCCTCGGAATCCTGCTTTGCGGAATTCAACAGTGGCAGTAACAGCATCATCAAAATCATCTTCGGTGGCAATAACAAACTTCAAGTATGCTGTGCCAACTTGTTCGTACTCGCGAACAATCTCAGGACAGATAGCATCTTCCCACTTCTCGCCACTGCAAGGAAGTTTAGCACTTACTGAGAATGTAATTTCTCGAATTGGTCCACCATTGTGCCATGTTCTTGTTTGCCAGGTTTTCAAATACTCTTTAAATTCCGGAGTTAACTTTTGAGTACCATTGGTTTCAAATGTGATCTCTGTCAAGCCCGCCATCTTGGGATGATCCAACAAGTCTGGATAAGCACGTTGCCAACCCAGCAATGGCTCGCCGCCTGTGATAACCAAGTGTTCATCTTTCCATTCATTGTAAGGAATAATTTCCATAATGCGATCTACGATGGCATCTGTGGTCAGCATCGGACTAAGTTCTTTAAAGTCAGGATGCCAGCTAGCATAGCTGTCACAGCCTGTACTGACCAGTGGCAAGTCTTCGTATTTCTCAAATGCTTTAATCATTGTATGCGTGGCCGCAATGTCTGTGGCCTCGTGACTTACCTGGCCACGTGGCATGCCAAAGCCCTCGCATTTAAAGTTACATCCAAATGTGCGTAGAAACACACTAGGCACACCCATGTAGCGGCCTTCTCCTTGAATACTGTAAAACAGTTCTGCTATTTTAATTTTGCTCATTTAAGTCTTCTTTAAAAATATTTGACCATTGTTTTAGTTTGGCAATTTTGTTGTCTGCGGCAATACTAATCTGTTCGCTACCTACTAGATTGAACTTGATGCACAAATCAATCATTGCCTGCAAGTCCCCTAGCTCTTCTGCCAGGTGGTCTCTATTTGTTTTAGGTTTGCCCGGCTTAAAGTTATCTAATCCAAAGCGATAACATTTAGAGATAGCCTGTGTTACTTCTGCACATTCCTCTTGTGTAATGAGCAAGATTTCATTTTCTTTTGAGTTCATATTAGTTCCAATGACGTATTGTGTTTGCAATAATAAAAAAGCAGGTCACAACATGTATTATAACCCAGAACGTTTTAAAGAACAAGGCTATTCGGGCTTCTCGGCGTGTGAGAATTGGCACGTCGGGTCGGTCATCGTCGGTATTACCCATTAGATGACCGGTTGCTCTAGCCCAGATTTTTTCCAAGCTGTTCATGTTTCTGTTTTTCGGGTGTGTTAATGTGTGTAGGATTAGGCTTTGTATGAGCAATTCCGTATTGCTGATGCATCCATGCTACAAACTTCAACACTTCATCTTCTTGAAAATCGGTGTGAAGTCGTTGACTGTTGTAAACAGTGGCACTGAGTACAACTTTATCTAACCATTCTTTGTCTGTCATGCAAACAAATCCTCATTCCATTCACGGTGACCTTCACGGAAAGCCATGTTGCTCTGCGTTTCACGTACTTCTACGCGATAGCACCACAAACGTGCGGCTTCGCCTGGTCCCCACATCTCAGGAATGTATACGCCATTCACATACTTGTACAGCATGTCAGACAGTCCCTCACAGCCTAGTTTTGGTAACACAACTATCTTGGCCATGTTACGTTCTTGTAACAGTTTAAATGTTTCCATTTCGGGATCATCTTGTGCTACAATAAGTGTATGGTCAAATTGATCTTCTAGTGTTCGCTTTAGTTCTTTTAGGCCACCGTAGTCGGCAGCCCAGTTGCGGACATCTAGGTCATTGGTACCAAAGAAAAACTTCATGCTAAATGAATAGCCATGAATTAAATTACAATGACTGTCTGCCCTCCACTGTCTATAGGCGCAGGGAAATGCGTCATGGTACTCTTTGGTACTTGTATATTTGTAAACTACTGGTGTCATGCTGTTTCTCCTATGTTAAATTTTAGCATAGGCTGGCAGAGTTTGTATAGCGGGATGAAAGCCAAAGGCCGCTTGGAATAATATTTATTATAGTTAATTGTGCATAGAAAGCAAACCATTGGCTAACTTTTTCAACTCTTCATCAGTCATGAAAAATTGATAGGTTGAACTAAGATCTACTTCTTGATTTTTGTTCTTGGATTCTTGAATGAACTCAATGGCATTGAGTTCACTAGGTTTAACGCATTTCCAACTTTTTACACGCAATCGAAATGCTTGATCATCTTTGATAATAAATTCTTTCATACATTCTCCTTTTGAAATTCTCTAAAATTGTGCGATGCAATTTGGTCAAGAAATGTCATTAAAAACATTGTGGCCACTGGACCGTCGGTTCCATTAAAGTGTAACCTTACTTGTTCTGTACCGTTTTGATGATAATGACACCATTTACCTTTGCCATATGACACATATAATCTTTTAACTAGTCGCCCTCGGTAATCCCAATAGTCATCATGTTTTACATTACCACCAACTTCTTGGAACCATTGTATCATGTTATCATTGAGTTTTTCTAGCTCAATGGTTATTGGATAATTGACTGTACAGCCAGGTGGCAGTGTTATCATGTGTAAGACTTTTTAGAAGCACGATGAGACAAATATTCCTCGTGTTGGATCCATTTATTCTTTACGAGAAATCCCCATTCTCTACGTTGTGGACCAGGCATGAACATTGTCCAGCAGTCTGTTCCTTCTTTAAGCTCAACACGGTGATAGCTATTAGCACTGCAAATACGGAAGTGCCCAGGACCACGCCAATACCGTGTATGACCGACAAGGGCACCCGCCGGATTAAAGTTCGGAATGTGTTCATAATATCCACCTTTTAGAATTAGAGTAGCGTAAGGCCATGGATGATCATGCACATCATCGGGGTCTGATTTAAGGAACTTGTGAAGAAACACATTGAAGGGGAAATGCTTTCTATCCTTAAGAAAAAGGTAGTAGCGTTCGAGGTAAGGTTCATTGTTTATCCTGTCCAATACAATACGTTTGCGACCTAATTTTTCTAAAATTTTAAGAAGCCACATAATTATTTGTCCTTAGGTTGGAAATGGCCATGCGTTGCTGGGCGTTGGACGAGATTTTAGTTTTACATTTTCTTCAATCACTGTGCCGTCATCCTCGCACAAGCTGACTTGGTATGGTGCAATAATATGCACTGCGGCATCTTCTTCTTGCCAATCATGTTCACCATCATAGAGCCAACCTGCTCCACCTTCGTAGTATGCTTCTTTTAGTTCTTGTTGTTCCATTTCGTCGATGTCATCACTGAATTCCCATTCAATGCTGATGCTGTCGTCAAACTCGCAACCCCACCCGGCATCAGTTTTAGCGTAAGCAACCTTATCACCTTCCCAAGGAAGATTACAATCTAAGTCTTCTTCAATAAAGCCCTGACCCCACCGATATGTTTCGTCGATATTAAACCAACTTGTAGTGCCATCCGGGTTCTCACGAAACATCTCCACATGGTAGACAATGCTTTTCTTTTCCAATGGTTTGATTAGATAAACTCGACTCATTTAAATCCTCGATAAGCATCAAATATAAGGGCACCACCGATTGTGAATCCTATAATAGCAACTCCGTAATTGCCATTGAATAATGCACTTAGTCCAGACAGTACATTTAGTCCACCAATTGTGAGGCTAATTGATTTACTGTTACGATTACACCATTCTAAAAATTTATCTAACATTATTCTTCCTCTACAAAATCAATGACATTGCCGTCATTGTCGGCAATAATAATACGAACATTGCCCGCTTCATCTTCAATTTCAAGCGGTCCCCATACCCAACATTCTGTTTCGTCAAGGAACCAATCACCGTCGCCATCTTCTTCCAGTGCGTATGCACCTTCTTCGTCGATGAGTTCACGAAGTCGTTCTGCTTCTTCTTCGTCCTCGACTTCAACTTCGACATCACCCCAGCAACCGCCATCGTACATTTCGACCATCTCAGTTGAATCGATATTGTCACCAATTAAACCGAATAAGTCTATACTGTCTCGCTTGCCATCTCCGCCCGGTACCTCATCAAATTCAAATTGAGGAAACTCATCATCGGTGGTATAGATAATAAATTCTGCACGACGAAATCCGTCACGCACAATGATCTTGTCACTGTTTTTGCGATTGTAAAAATACTCAATCTGTTCACAAGATTTTTTGTAGTGTGTTCTAATAGTCCATGTTGCCATGTTATGTCTCCTTATCGCGGTGCAAACTCTTGTTGCAGTTTGATGTTATCAAAGAACTCTTTTTTTGTACCAGGGTCGTCTTTGAATGAACCTTTTAATACAGTAGTCTGTGTCAAACTACTATGTGCCATGATGCCACGATTTTCACAGCATCCGTGTACAGCCTGGATGTATACTCCTAGGTCAGTTGCTCCAGTTGCTTTGGCAATTTCTCTGGCAATGTCGTTAGCAAGTTCTTCCTGTAATGTGCCACGACGAGCACACCACTGAGCAATACGAGTGTACTTGCTAAGACCAATGAGCTTTTGAGCGGCAATAATCCCGATATAAGCAACGCCACTGACAGGTTGGTGATGATGACTGCACATACTGCGAAGCTCACTACGCACCACAAGCATTCCTTCATATCGATCTTCGCTGTCGTTTGGAAATGCTGTTGCGTCTGGTGCTTGGTCATATCTGCCTGCCATTATTTCGTTAAAATACATTTTAGCAAGTCGTCTTGCTGTGCCTTTGCTGTTGGGATCTGTTTCACGATCGATCAATAACACATCCAGCATTTTTTCAAATGCAGGTGTTGCTTCGTCGATTAGTTTCTCAATATCACCTTCGTGCAAGTAATCACTAATGTTGTCGCCTGCCCAGAAACGTTTGCCTTCACGTTTCATTTTAAAGCGAATATGATCACCTAGGTATGCTTCTTTGTATCCGCCATCTCCTGCCATGGCGTCTAATCCTGTTTCTTTTTTATCTGTCATTGTTTCTCCGAGTTAGTGACGTGGATGTCTTTGTATAATTGTAATGTATTTAGATTGTTGTGTCAAGGCACAATAGTTATTTTTCTTAAATCTGGGTAATGAACTTTAGCCGGAATTGGTTTTGATTCTTTAACACCTTCGAGCAAGGCCAATCCTTGCTGTGCTTCTTCGATAGTTGGTTTATAATGAAACCCAACTTTAAAAACGGTTTGATCCTGCCACGGACTTACTGTTAAATCTCTACCATCATAGCGTTGGTGCAATATGGTGTCGTAGGCAACCACATCATCAAGAAGAATAGCACCTCCGCGACCAATTGCCAACGGCTTTCCGTGACCAAAACTTAAACATTGCATCTGACCTTCTCTGTACATGTTTTTTTCTAATCGACGGGCACTGTCCCAAACATCAGTTCCATAAAATCGATACTCTCCGGTCCAAGTTTCTGGAACCAATTCGTAGTCGATGTTTAATTTATGCATGGTCATTGGAACGCTCAAATAGGTATACGCAGTAAATTTAGTATGTTTAACTTTACAATATCGTAAACACATTTCAATGGCGTGTGTACAACAATCTGTCATAATTGCATACGGTGCCCCAGTAAATTTGGCTAACTCTTTTTCAAAGGCTAAAATTTTATCAAAGGTCATAATTTAGTTTCATCCAATCTTCAACACTAGTCCATTCTTTTGGACCAACTGCGAGATTATATTGAGTAAGGTCTGCTTGTGTATGTTCTTGGTACGTAGAGGTCAAGATCGGGGGCATAGGAATGTATTCAATTTCGGCTGATTCTTGTTCGGCTACCAGTCTGGCGATACGTTCGAAACTTCTGGTACTACCTGTTCCGACATTAAAAATTCCGCTGACATTGGTGTTTAAAAATCTCAAATGCGAATCAACTACGTCTTCGACACAGACAAAATCTCTACAGTAGTTTTCGCTGTTATAGAATAATTTAATCTTGCCAGTTTTTCTTGCCTGATTTCGAAACTGTGTTACAGGACTGGCCTGAGATCCTTTGTGCATCTCGCCACGTCCGTACACGTTAAAATATCTAAAACCTTGTACAACGTTACCTCCGCGGTGTTGTTCCACATGTCTGTCAAACAGATATTTGGACCAAGCATAAGGACTGCGAGGATCTGGATTGCAAGATTCTTTAAAATTTTGATTCAGTCCGTACACACTAGCCGAACTGGAATATTGAAAGTTAACGCCAAAAGTTTTACATTCATTAAAAAGTTCAATGCTGTATTCAAGATTTTGCTGTAGTACAAGATCAATGTTTCGTTCGGTGGTTGAACTGTTGGCTCCAATATGTATTACCCAATCATATTCCATAACACCACGATGCCGATTGTGCCAATCAAAACTGTCGACGCTGTGTCCTGTATTTTTTAGTGCCTGTATCACATGCGGAGCAATAAATCCTTGATCCCCAGTTACTAAGATTTTCATTGTATTTCCTCTAATGTGGGTGCATATACACCCAAGTGCTGTACTGTTACACCTGCGGCACGATTGGCGAATGCCACTGACATTCTAATGTCTTTTGTTACCAGGTACTGATAAGCAAGTGCGGCTAAAAAGGTATCGCCAGCACCGGTAACATCAACTACTTCTACCTTGGGTGCTGTTTCTTGAATTGCATGATGTATAACTTCTGCACCTTTGGCACCACGAGTTACAATCAACCCTGTACACTCACTTTTAATTTTAGAGTATTCGGGTTCGTTGATTTTGACCCAGGCGCCCTGCATACGTTCGAGGTCTGTTAGTTTGGTATCGATAAACACAGGAAACTTGACACCGCGATTTGATTGTTTGATGATATCTTCAATTAACTCATAATCAACTACACCTTTGGCATAGTCACTGATAACCACAGCATCGTATGGTGGTAGCTCAGTTTCAAATCGTAATGGTGTTGATTTTACATCTTCGTCTATACGTGCAATTTGTTGTCGACTGCGCTGATCAATGAGTCGAGTTTTTTTGCTGGCGTGTCCACACAGCAAATTAACCGTACAACCTAAAGTAACTAAGTTGGCATATACATTACCAGCCATGCCTTCACGTTCTTCTTTGTATGTGGGCACAAATACAGGAACAGGTGCTTCGGGACTTAATCGATCAATGGTTCCGTATTGATAAACATCAAGGCACGTGTCCCCGATTAGTAATATATTGAATTGTTTTGGTTGTTGAGTGCTCGGTTCGGTCATAAAATAAAATTTCTTTACAAAGGTGTGATCCCACAATACGTTGATTTTTGTAATCGCTACCTTTGACCATTACGTCGGGTTTATACAATTCCAGTAGTTCTTCTAATTCATCTTCGTCATCAAATATCCATACTTGATCTACACATTTTATATTTTCTAGAAAAAATTTTCTATCATTTTGGTTATTGATGGGTCTTTCATTGCCTTTGAGTTGTTTTACCCTGGCGTCCGAATCGATTAGTACTAAAAGAAAATCGCCAAGGCCTTTGGCGTATTTTAATAATTCGATGTGACCTCTGTGTAAAAGATCAAAAGTTCCATTAACTACAATTTTCTTTTCTGATACTTTCATAACTTTTTAAGTTCATTTATTGTATTATTAAGATCCCCGCGATGTTGGATAGCAATACCCCCGGCACTACGCCATTCTTCGCAGTTACTGGTCCGATCATCAATTAATACATCTCCGGACTGGCAATGTACATGTTTGTCTTTACTAAAAGGTCCAAACATAACTGGAATGTCTGGATAGTGTGTGGCGGCCCAATGCACCTTGTCATAGAATGCCCAATGCACATCATTGCCTTTTGGTACCGCAGTCAAGAACATTAGATTCCAGCCATGTTGACTGCACAGTTGTCGACAATAATCAACCAATTGATCTGCTTCAACTGTTTTATCCAAGTCTCTATACAGTCTATGATTGTCTTTGAGACGTACCCAATCTTCATGGGGCCACTTTTCTTCATTGCTCTTTTTTCTTAATACACGGACTGCATACGATTTAAAATCTGCAATTACATCGTCCATGTCTAAATAAATTGTTTTCATTTTTGACTATCGCCTTTGCCTATACGATAATTATCTTCTACACTGTCTGGTGTGCTAACTTCAATGATGGTACCTGCTTCAACACATACTACCTGATGAGGAAGTAAAGGTTTATTATGCCATACTTCTCCAGCACTCAATTGTGCTTCGTGCATAGTAGCATCTACAGTATCAATGTAGAATACGCTAAACTTGCCAGACAGCACATACCAAGTTTCTTCTTTTTCTTTATGAAAATGCATGCTGAATTTTGCACCAGCGTTGAAGTGCATGAGCTTGCCGCAGTACCGATCATTGGTTGCCCATATCTCTTCTGATCCCCACCCCTTGGGTACAATGCCTGTTAATCTTGTCATTTTCTTGTATACCATTTATAAGCTGTGTCTATGATTGTTTCGATGTCGCTGTGTTCAGGAACCCAGCCCAATACTTCATTGGCCAATGTAGCGTCAGCAACTAGTGTAGCAGGATCTCCTGGTCTTGCTTCACCAAAGAACACAGTACTCATTCCGTACGTGTCTTTAACATAGTCAAGTATCTGTCGATTGCTAGTTCCGTGATTGGTACCCAAGTTAAAAATGTGCGCCCCGGGTTCTTGATCAACAAAGTCGACAGCACAAAGATGTGCGTGTGCTAGATCCCATACATGAATATAATCACGCACACATGTACCATCTGGTGTTGCAAAGTCTTCGCCGTTGATAGTAAATGCACGTCGATTGATACTGGCTTCAAGTACACGAGCAACAATGTGTGTGGCCTCTGGTTCTTGCCCTAAGTCAAAATTGTGAGGTTCTGCTCCGGCTGCATTAAAGAATCTAAAGCACACACTGTTAAGATTGTATGCTGTGTAGTAGTCGTTTAGAATACGTTCTACTGCTAACTTGGTATTGCCATATGGACTAATAGGATCCAATCTGTGACACTCCACCACAGGTACATGTTCTGGCTCTCCGTACACACTGGCACTGCTACTAAACAATACCATTGGAGGTTTGTGTAATTGTTTGATACTGTTTAACATTGTGATAGTTTTTACCACATTGTTGTTGTAGTATTCTGCAGGATCAGTCATACTAGGACCAACTAAACTAGTGCCAGCACAGTGTACAATAATGTCCGGTGCCAGTTCACGAATAGTAGCAAGACTGTCGAGGCTGGCAAAGTCTCCAATGTAGTATCCATCCATGCCGTTCAGTGCATGATCACGTTGTACACGATCGATTACGTATACTCGGTTACCTTTTTGTTTGAATGCACGAGCTACATGACTACCGATATACCCGCATCCGCCAGTAACAACAACAGTTTTATTCTTTGTTGCCATTTTGTTAATCCTTGTACCAAAACCAAACGTTATTTTCTGTAAATTGCAGTTCGGCAGTTATACTATTTTCTTTTCTAAATTCATTGACTGCTTGTTGTACAGACTCTAACTGCCAATCGTGTCCAGAAAATAGACCTTTTGATTTTATCTTTTTAAAAGAATTCGCTAAATCAAATTTAGTTGATTCGTAGCTGTGATCACCGTCAATAAAAATATAATCTAATGTGTCATCGTCAATGTAGTTTAAAGCCACTGAGCTCTTGGCACGTAATACTGTAATTTTATCATCGTAGTCTTTTAATAGCTCTATAGCTTCCCGCATCCACGATTCTACAGTGTCTCGATCCATGCGACCCCACCAATCATCGTATGGTTCCCAAGGATCAATTGCATAGACTGTTTTGATGTTTGGAACACGATCTAGTAAAAATCTTAGATTGCGACCTCTACATACTCCTAGCTCACAGCCAGTAAGATCATCTCCGAGTTGAGCAATACGATCGACTAATCCGTGTGCGCTTATTGACGTTAAACTAGGTGAAAACATTATTTAAATTATTGATATTTGCAGGACTCACTAATACTTAGCGTATCAATGATCAGCTATCTAAATCCATTGTGTTGTATTCTTTCAACAACGCAATCAATTCTTCTTCTGTGTTACATACAACTTTACAGTTCTTCCAGTCGTTGTCTTTATCACGGCCGCCGACTTCTACCATCCAAGCGTTATCATACCGATTGATAGTGATTGATTCATTTACTTTTGCGAGTTTTTTTAGTTTTGACATTTGTGTCTCCTTCTGGTTTAACTTCGTTTAACGATTTTTCATATTCGGCAATTGCTTCTCTTACATCTCGAGTTAGCAATTCCCAATCAGTATTTAATTCAACTCGACCATCTTCGTACTCGTAGCGAGTACTGTGACTGCCTGTTGTAATTTTTGGCCACTCTACGGTGTCCTCGCTGACTTTAGTTTTCGTTTTACGTGTTGCCATGTTTAGGCCTTTGCTTCCTTGCGAGCATTCTTGGTTTCTGTGATTTCGTTACGACGAGCTTTCACAGCCTTGGCCAATTCAGCAAGTGCTTTGCGAGCACGAGTGCCAGCGGCACTGTTGCCTTTTTCGAATTTGTCATGCTCGGCCTCGTAAGCTGCCAAGTTTGTTTTGATGTCTTCATGTGCGCTCATAATATTTCCTTAAAATTTTGATTCATGTGTGTGCTTGCGGTAGTCAACGCTCATTCGTAACCACTGCTCTCCCTTACCTTCTAAAATATCAACGATACGATCTACTGTACCATCGGTCCAGTCACTGAGTTTGCCCATATGTTCACTAGGACGCTCAAGCAGTGGCTCTAACTTGTCCATGGCATCTTCTATGCTCCAGGGTACATACAACCTGGTATGGTCGTTGGCAAATGTCTCTGGAAAACTGCGATATGCTGGATATAATACATTACAACCTAATGCATCTGCCTCTGATACAGTGTTAGAAACCCAATCTTGTAAAGCACAATTAAACACAACACGACTGTCGTTGACAATGTTATAGTAATCGTTTTTCTCCAAGTCCTCATGGATAGTAAGCAATCCACGTGCCTGCATGTCGCGTGTACGAGACATATAACTTTCGTTATTGCTTTTTAACTTGCCGCCTGAACATACTGCAAACTCAACATAGCTCTTGGGATGGCGTTGGTGCCAGGCTTCAATTAGATCCATGTAGAAGTCTGGTTGCTTCTCTTGATCCCAACGTGCTGAGAATACAACACGATGCTTACGCTCACTAAATGGACGAATGGTGCCTACACGGCCTTGTACCTCATCCTTGCCAAATGCAAGTCCTGAAATATTATAGAGAGGGGCTTCCCAGCCTGCAATCTTCATGTGCATGACCATTTCTTCGTTAGTGGCCAATACGCCGGTAACAAAGCTGTCTACCATTTTTTCATACAAACCCATCCATTTGCTCATGCCCCAAACATGAACAAAATCATCTGGATCGATTGATTGAGCAAGACAACGGACAAAAATCCTAGGACAATGAGCAGGATCGATTTGATTAAGAATGTAAGGTAAGCTCTCGATACCGGGTTGAAACATGTCTTCAAAATAGATAACATCCTCATTGCTACACTCACCTGCTTTCATCATTCGAACAAGATTCATAAGTTGGCTCATGCCAAAATATGTGCGTCCATGTGCGTCTAATACTTGTCCAGTTACAATGGCTTGATCATTACTCAGTGTCTCGCCGGGCACAATAACATAGTCAATGCCACGACGTTTAAAAACACGTTCGTTCCACTCTTGTAGTTGTAAAGTATAACGAGCCTTATATGGCTCGAGTCCCATATAATATAGTTTTCTCATATAGATCCTTACCTTGAGTTAAACCGCTGGTGTCTTCCAAACTGTGGTTTAGAAAACTGTGGTTTAGCAAAATGTGGTTTAGGATCACGGCCCCAGTTATCTCTAGGATACTTTCCATTTTGTACACGATGGAATTCACCCCATGGAGTACGATCGTTATATAGATGTGCTTCATTAAACACATATCCATATTTTACACAAAATTCACTGTAAGCTTCAAGGTCTTCAAAGATTTTGTTAACCTCGGGTTTCATAGTAAGATATTTTTTAATCCAGGCTTGTGCCATTTTTATTTTCCTTAAACATTGATAAGTTGAGGACGGTGAGTTTCATATTTAATAAGTGCGCCGTTTTCACCATCTTCGGCCACTTCGATCCAGACACTGCGTCCAGGATACTTGTTGGCGATCTGCAAGTACAGATCGTCTGAGATCATTTCACAACTCTTGAAGTTGAGTTCCAGGGTTCCTCCGGCGTAGAGCTTCTCCAACCAACGTTTGAACTGGATGAATTCAATATCGCGATCATTATGAAAAACATCGATCCAAACTCTGAAATGGAAAATATGCCTATGAGGTACCCCAAGAAAAGACACATCATATTCATCACCGGTCGCCAGTGCTGGGTCATCTGCGGCAGCAGGATACTTGTGGATTCCTTCTTTGCGGAAGGTGACCCAGATTTTTCTATCTGCACGTTGTTTAATTCTTTCAATTGCATCTCGCTGTTCTTGATTCATAGTACTTTTCCCAATCCCAAATAAATTAATTGCTCTAGCTCAGTTTGATAGTCCCGACCAAGTCTACGCTTTTCATAGATGGCAGTAAGAATATCTTTGCCGTCGCCGTAGTCTGTGGTACCAGCACCGCGACTCGCTAATTCTTCTACCAGATCATCTGTGTCAAAGTCTGACAAGCTGACATCAACTTCTACTTCTGTGTAAACTGTAGGCATTATATAACCTCGTCTTGAGTGTATTTAGACCAATCAGTAAAAACTGATTCACGTTTCATTAGACTATAAAGACTATGGCACCATACACCGGGGTTAGTTGCCTTAAAGTCTTTGTCATCTAGTTTAATTGTAGCATTGTAACCTAGTTGTTGTATATAGGGCAATTTAACCGAAATCATTGGAATAAAATTATGCTGTTCGGTTAATCCACTTTCTAGTAGTCCCTCAACACATTTTACATCAATATCTAACGTACACAAATAATCTCGTTTGAGAAAGTAGTCAATCATGTTTTCCCATTGTTTCCAACCTTCGGCATCGTTATACGCCAAGTTGGGAAAACTTTGATTGGCTCCAAAGTATATGTGTTGATGTCCATGAAGTTTTGCGGCAATATCCTCAACCGAATGAACTCCAACTACAAACAAAGTTTTTAATCCATATGCTGGAGTATGTTCTACTTCAGTTCCGGTAAAAAAGTTAACTGTTTCGTGTCCTGGTCGATCCATGATTACCTCAATTGGTTAGTTATTTGGTTATAAGATTCTGTCACTTTAAAAGACACTGTACCGGACTCATCAAGGTCGTGTACCCAGATAGTCGAACTATCTTGATCATCTCTGTAGGCGATAATATAACTGGAGTTAACAGTTAATCGTCGAGCAGGAATTGATTCTGTCTCTGTACTTAATGCCGGTAGTGTCAACTCAATAAATTTCATCGATCATCATCCAAGTCGACTCGTTGAGCATCTTCGTATTGTAAACGATATAGATCACGAATGCGATCTTTAATGGTTAATTTTTCTTTTTTTAATTCTTGTAGTCGAAATTCTTCGACGTGTGGGTGTTTTTGCATTTTACCAATTTCTTGTTCTAGTTTATGATGTTGGTATTCCAGTTCCTTGATTTTAGATGCGTAGTCCATTTATTCCTCACAAGATGTTTTCAAGACTGTCAAGTTTTGATTCGTCAAAATCTTCTTGATCTAATTCTTCCCCGATGCTCTCGACTGTGTCAAACAGAGCGTTAAACATTGTATTGGCATTGCGAGTTTTTTTACCTTTAAACCCTCTAGTACCAATAATGTCCATCCAATAACGATCGTAATGCTCGATTATGGCTTCAGATTCATTCCGATCAGTTGTGGCAAATATAGCATCTACTATATCTGCAAATTTAGCGTGGTCACCATTTTCATTCCACATCATGTAAGGCCAACATGTGCCAGTATCAAACTCTCTATTGGCACGTTGTACAGCTTCTATGTGTGTCCAGACATTATGTCCCATGAGCAAAGCATAACTAAAGCTGTCCCATGAAGTCTTGCCTTCTTTGCCAATCTTGTTAAGGTCGCCTGGCTTGTAGATGCAGATGTCTTTCATGGTCAGTAACTGACTAATTGGGCTTTCGTCAAAATGTTTCCAGTATCCATCTGCCACAGTAGTTGTGCCATAAGGTCTTGTATCTGTGCTGTATTTTTTGTCATCGGCGCTGGGACTCATACGATAACACCATTTGTCGTTGTGCGGCAAATCAATGTGGTGATATACCTGTCCGTTAGCAGTGGCAAGGAACGGACTAGCACAGTCAAACGAAATAGTAAAAGACGGATTAACATATTTTCTAATTGCCCGCTGAATCACAGTGAGTAACACAGCCCATTCTAACTTTGATGTTCCCAAGAAGTGCATCCAATCATGTTTGCCCTCTTGTAACAAGTTGTCGTGACGTAGTGCTACCAGGCGCTTTAATACTAGATGTACGTCACACATGTTTTGTCCACCCATTGACCAACCATCAAAGTGAGTGTCTGGGTATTTAACAGGGTCGCAGTATTCTTTCATGGTTTGATACCATTCCTCGGCTGAAGTATGATTATCGCCTTGTAGAACGTTTAGGAACTTGGCACCACCATTCTTAACACCCTTGCGGTGCTTCATGAAGTATTCGTTGTTGAACTTGGTAGCGTCAACTGCTTCTTGCAGTGTGGTAATTTGGCAGGCCTTTGATGCCTTCTTGTCGTGAATAACCCAGGTAGGAATATCCAAGATCATGCCATAGTCGGCAACATTGTCCAACCAGTTCAAGATTAGACTTCGTTTCTTTTGAGCCTTGGCACAACCTGAGTTGGCTTTCCAATCGCCTTCCCACAAGCCCTTGGCAATCTGGAATCCACCCGAGTCACCTAACAGGAATGTACCAGGTTCACGATTACGTACCATGTCCTCACTCCAGTCCTGCTTGTTCAAGTCCAAATTAGCATGACCGCCCGAATACAAACTCCACTTATAAGGGAACAGTGCTTTCTGACTGTTAAGCCAATTCATCTGTTCCATGTCAGTTAGGCCTTGCGGCAAACGTGCAGGGTCTACATAATTCTCATTACGTTGTTTGCCCACAAAGGTGGCGTAGAAGCCACTGATAGCTGGCAAGAATACAGCGTAATCTTTTTGGTTAGCGGTTAAATTATTTTCCGGAGTCATCTATTTCTTCTTTTCTACACAACACTTCTAGCATTTTAAACTTATCGTGCAACTCTTGCAAGCCAGGATGCCGAGACATTAGCTCATTTAATTTTTGTTCTTCTTGCATTTTTGCATTGGCCCAGCGCAGAGCTTGTTCGGCGTCCCAGGAAAGACTAATCGTGGGTTGCATTGAATGTATAGTGAGCCAACTATTTCCATCATTGATTTCGAACTGTTGCATGTTTGAATTATAACGGACCATGCCAGCACCATTACTACCAGGGCTTACATACGGATAACTCACCGTTGAGTTTTGTACTGTGATACCATATCCGCTAGTGATACTTTTAATCATAAAATTTTACCTTGTTGATAAGTTTGTAATCTTCGTGAAAATAGTTTTTAACAGCATCACAGTATTTAGAATTTTCTTCTACAATAGATGAAAAAAAGTTTTTAAACTTTTGTCTAGGCGGAGAATCTTCACTGGTGTGTTGATAATCATATCTGGTATAATCTCTAGAAATGCCGTGACTGTTCAAGAACTTTGTAAATTTTTCTCTGTAGGTATTGTCGCACCGGAACCAAACACAATTGGACAAATCTAAACCTTGTAAAAAATAAAGCTGGCGTTCTGTGTGATCATCAAAAGCTATTCTATCAAATACCAGATCTAAAAACCCCTTATCGTAGCGGTGTTTTTCAATGTCTAGTTCATTATGATAAAGGGCAAAATACTCTGCAATACCCGATAGCCAGCGATTGAGAGGATCACGCAGAACAACCATAGCTAACTTATTGTTTAACTTATCTGTACGAAAATTATAAAATTCCCATTGCCAATCTAATAAGTTAGGTTTGGTCCACGAACTGGCATTTTTAGGAATGTGTACATACATGAGAGGTACAGCCGGGTGGCTCATACACTCTCCTATAGAATGCCCTTTGTGAGACCAATAATCAAATGTCACTTGGTTAGTGCAGGTAGAATGTAATTGTATTCGGCAACACCAGAATCTACAGTAATCTGCGAAGCACCTTCGTCACTGATCATGAATGTTTTGTCACCAGGCAAAGCAAGAATGCTGATTACCGCAGAAACAGGCCATGACCAAGGCTTGCTTAATGTTCCGCTGACGTTTTGTTCAAACACAAAATTACCAGCATGACTACTGTGATCGCCAAAGTAAAAAGTTAGATTACCATTTTCTGTTTTTGCAATAAATGAGTTTTCTTCACTGTTGGCTTGTGCCTGGAACCTTAGGCGTTGAATGTTAAGTACACTGGGATTGAATTGAACATTCCATTTAACACCTTTAAACTTAAATGTCTTAAGTTTTTCATTAATGATTTCGCTAGTCATAAAGCGATAGTCATTTTTAAAGTCTCCGGCCTTGTTTTCAAAGTGAATGCCAACCGGAACTTCGTTGCCATCTTTGGCCTGTTTATTAATGCTTAGTTGAGCATTTTCTTTATATTCAGGAATATTAAGAATAGTGTTTAGCTTGCCCAGGTTAGGCATACCAAACACACCAATAAACTCGGGTACAGGGTTTTTAAATTTGGCCTGTAAAATGACACTGCGGTCTTCTGCAATAGCATCGACTGTGGTACCATTTTCGTCACCAGTTATTTTAACTAACTCAATAAATCCTAGTCCATGAGTATGTTGGACTATTTCTTGCAAGATATCTTTCATTGTTTCCTCCATTGATAATGTATTGTACAGATTGTATTTAGAAAAATCAACCTATTAGGTATTATTAATAGGCCTTACTTGTGCCAATGCCTGGTGTGCTTTTACTGTTGACAATTGACCGGGCTTGCGTAATTCAATCCAGCTGACTGTTTCCTGCATTAAATTATTATCAAGCACTTCAAATCCGATCATCTCAGCCAACGGAATCAGCATGCTCCTTGGCACGTAGCTCATATAGTATTGTTCAGCAAAGTCGGCACAGTAGGGAACATCGCCATCATTGTAACTGAACATAAAAACTCCACCGGGTCTCAAGACCGAAAAGACAGAATTCAAATATTGTCTAACAGTTTCAAAACTAAAATAGTTAAAAGTATTCCAGCTAAACACAAACCCAAATTGTTTCTGTGGCAACATAGACAAATCGCCACTGCTGATATGATATGGTCGCACACGCCGTTGGTATACTTCTCCAAATTGTTTTAAACTCGAATCTAAAAATTCTTGAAAAATATCAACAATGTACAAAGGGTCACAGGTTACTAATTCTTTAGTCCACTCTCCGTCGCCGGGTCCAATTTCTAATCCAGGATAACGCCAATCACAGTAATTGTATAATTTAGACAATACTGCCGCACGAGTGTCTGGTTTTAGTTCCAGTTTCCTTGCTTCTCGATTGCCCGGCACACCATACTCTAATTCCAACTCATAACTAGTAGTAAAATATTCTTTGGTTTTTCTTGTTATGTGTTCGTTTATTTCTTTGTAGATTTCGTCTATCTCAGGTCTGAATTCCTGTGACAATGATTTTAAATTTTCATAAAAGTCAATTGATTTAGTAATATGATTTTGATAAATTAGATCAACATCATAATCGGCATTAGATAGACTTTTCTGTACTTCTGCAATTGACAAGTATACGCCTTCGTGCCCGTATATACGTTCAAGATCTTTTTTAAGTTTGAGTAGTCTAGATAATTTCATTGTTTACTCCCAACTAAACAAACTGTCAAATGTTGTTGTAATCTGTGTGTTTTCGTCAATTTGCCAACTTAACACACCTAGCAAGTTTTCAACCTTTTGATTAACCACACTACTCTCCATTCCGTCATCGTCAAACGGCAAGTCTTTAAACCATTGCGGAATGTGTGACTCGTCGGTTGGATACCCAACACTGGTATATCCCAATGGGTTATCTTTTAACTTACACACAATGGTTTTCATTCCGTCCACAATTGCCATACTGTAATTATCGCCGTGCATGCGTTTTAAATTATTCCAATTCATTGCCGCACGTACATGTCCGGGCATGTTGGCTTTGCCTAGTCTTTCTTCTTCTTTAGAGTACTTGGTCAAGTTGTTGACACGTTTAGGCGTGCCTTTTTCCCAAGCCGGTCTTTCTTTGAACGCTAGTTTAAATTCGCGAACTTGGTCATAAATTTCTTCTTTTTGTGTTCCTGTGAGAACCTTTAGCAACAGCTCACTTAAAAACTCTTGGATTACTTTAGGTGTGTCTGACCGCTTAAGATCTAGTCCCATGGCTTTAACTTTGCCAGGTTTACCGTTTGTGTCTAATCTGTTGCCTTCTAGATCATAAATTAGTACAGCATAACGCTTCTTCTTAATAAACAGACCTTTTTCTGCAACCAGTTCTCGACCACCTTTGATTAAACTGCCCATCTCTCTAGGACAATGAAATGCTTTTTCCATGAATCCGGGAAAACTGTCATTCACACTCTCGGCAATGGTATCGTATAGCTGTACACAGATGTCTTTGTTCCACTCCATGCGCCCAGATTCAATTTCTTCTTTGAGAATAGAATAGGCACTGAAATACACACTATCAGTGTCTCCATAGATAATAGCTTTGCCAGTATGATCGTATTCGCCGGTGATGCATTCGTTTACATGACTGTCCATGTGGTGAGCAATGGCGCG